GGGAAGGTTGAGTGAATATCTCCAACAGTCAAGTTCTCAATAACAGTCTTGTCGATGTGTAAGAATTTGTTACCTTTCATGTTAAGAACTGAGACGAAATAGTCTGAATCTGGAAGTTGACTTTCAACGTTGAAGAGTTTGTTCTTGTCAAAGTTAAACAAGTTACAAAGTTTACTAGTACCTGAGTTAATAACCATGAAACCAGCTCTACATTTAGAGATGCTTCTGTATTTGTACTCTTTGTTCCAGTCTAATTTAAGGTCTTTCACGTAGAAAGTGTGCATTTTACCCTTAATGTTCTGTTCGATTGAGAACGAAGTTCCGAGGGTATCGTGGGTGTGTTTTTTAATATAAGCCATATCGTTTAGTTTTAATTACAGTATAAATATACGAAAAATTTCTGACATAAAAAAATCTAGAGGCAATTATTTTGCAAAAAATGCCACTTTTTTGTATCTGGATAAAACTCGTGTGAAAGTAGATATATAATATGTTATTATACCTTTAAATAAAAAATAAATGTCAGAGAAAAAAAGACGCAGAATTAAGACTGCTGGTGTGAAAGCCGAATCGATCGAACTACTAGATAAAGTTCAAACCCCTACCCAAGAATTTACTGAAACTAAAGAAGAAGTCAAAGATAATGGCAATGACTTCTCAGAATTCTATGATGAGAATGGAGAGTTCTTATGGGAGAAGTACGAAGCCACATGTCCAACTCAAAACAGGACTCATAACCCACATATTAAAACAAATAACGGAGATAAAGTATTCTCAAGAGAAGCTTATGCTCAAGAGTTATATGATTTAATGGAAGGTCATAGAGCTAAGATTAAACCTGTTATCAATGAGGGTGAAATTCATACAGGCGTTGTTTACGGAGTAGACCAAAACTTTATTACTGTAGATATTGACTACAGAGAATTAGTCTATGTAAAAGCTAATAAAGAGTCTGAAGAAGTCAGAGCTTTATTACCAGGTGAAGAAACTGCTGTCTTAATTACTGACACAAAAGGTACTTTAGGTGGAACAATCACTGGAGGAGTTAAACACAAAACATTCATGGATCTTAGAGCTGGTATCGAAGAGGGTAACACCGCTTGGATTGGTTTGGTTAAGAGTATGATTGAGAATGGTGGTTATATTGTAAGAGTTCAAGGTGTAGATTGTTTCATGCCAGGTTCACTTGCAGGTATTAATAAATTATCGGACTTTGGTTCTATTGTAGGCGAAGAGATTTATGTGGTACCAGTTAGTTTCTCTCCAGATAGAGGTACAATTGTAGTTTCACATAGAAAATATCTACAAGCTTTAATTCCAGGTGCAATACAAGAATTAAAACAAACATTAGGTGTTGAGAAAACAGGTAATGTTACAGGTACTGCAAAATATGGTGTATTCGTAGAATTTGATAAATGCCTAACAGGTATGATTCACAATAATGAATTAGATGAGGAGACTCAAGCTAAATTCAAATCTAGAGAGATAAAACCAGGGGACCCTATAAAATTCTTTGTTAAGGATATTATTAGCAACACTAAAATTACATTAACTCAAAAAGAAGTTAGTTCTTTTAATCCATGGTTAGATATTCAATCTAGATATACAATACCATCTGTAGTCGAGGCTAAAGTTAAAACTAAAAAAGACTATGGTATCTTTGTAAATATCGAAGATGGTGTAACTGGATTGCTACATGTTAGTGAATTGCCGGAAAATTCAATAGGAGACTATAAAATAGGAGATGACATCAATGTTCAAATCACTAGGATTGATGAAGCTACTATGAAGGTGTTTCTTAAATTACCCCAATAACTATCCCAACAGAGTTTGATATATATTGAAAAGTAATATCATACTCCTAATATGCAAAAACTAAACAGATCTTCATCGAGACAATCTGTCCTAAACGCTAGTCAAATAGGCGTCGAGTTTGAATTCTACTCAAATCTAGAGTTAGAAGAGACAAAGAAGTCTTTGAGTGAATTATTAAACAGGAAGATTCGATTAGAGGAAAAGGCTCATTCTGACTTTCAACCTAGTGCGGAAGTCTTTAAGATGGAACCAGATATGTCTGGTGGTAAAGGTCTTATTGAGTTAGTTACTGGTGCGATGCCGTACCGTAGTGCTAGAATTGTAATTCAAAAGATGTTAAGATGGATAGAGAAGAATGGTTATACTAATGACCGTGCTTCCATTCATCTCAATATGTCTTTTAATCCAGACTACCTTGCTGATAAAAGTATGATTTCTAAAATGAACATTCTAAAGTTCATTCTGGAGTTTGATGAAAAGAGAGTCTATAAGTATTTTCCGAATAGAGAGGATTCAACTTATGCTAAATCTATTAAATGGATTATGCCAAAGCATGAAGCATTCTACTATAACGAAGATTTAATTAGTTCGGATAACTTTACTTATGCTAATACTAAATACTATGGTATTAACTTTGAGAAGGCACAAAAGAATTATTTAGAGTTTAGATATTTAGGTGGTGAAAATTACGAGAAAAGATCAGACGATATTCTACATTTAGCAGAAATGTTTATTATGTCAGTTTGGAAATCTTGTAACAATCCTAAATTTACACCTGAGAATAAAATAGAACTTAAGAGGATCTTAGAAAAGAATAGACCTCTTATGGAGATGCTAAAAGACTATAAAGCAGTAAATAAATACTGGAGACAGATAAATATATTAGTAGACTTAACAGACAGTGAGCAAGTTATTAATGTACAGTGGAATAGATTTAAACACAAGGTGTTAGAGTTACTGGCGAATGGATCTATGGAGTCGGGTGTTATCAATTACGATTCTGACTACGGAACTGTACAAGTTAAGGATGGTGTTTTTAAAACAGCATATTTGCTAAATGGCTTTGAGTTTGTTAATTGCGAGCTATCCGGTAACATTGAAAATAGTTCAATTTACGGTGGTAAAGTTGAAGGAGCACAGTGTTTGCGCTCACAATTTTATCAAGGCGCTGAGATAAAAGATTCTAAAGTAGAGTCTTCTTATGTTCACGGTAGCTGCACGCTGACTAACTGTTATGTCTTTGGAAAAGATGGTATTTTCAAAGGTAGAATGGTCGGAGGTATTTTTAGAGAAGGTGGAATAGGACCACACTCTAGATTTGAAGATACAGAAATAGTGGTAAGCACAAAAATAAATACATAACAATGAGTGAAATAAGACAAGGTAATCTAAACGATTTAAGTACCGAGAGAGATTTTGGGGCAACTTGCCTCAATGCATTCTTACAAGAGTTAGGAGACGACTTAACTGGTGCTTGTATGGTTCCTGTTAACCTGCCTCAAAGAGAAATTTTAAACATAGTTAAAAGAGCTAAAAAATGGTTCTATAAAAACTATGAAGATGCTGTAAGAGAGAACTATTTTGTTGTTCCTACTTCAGTATTTGATTCAACATACTTTACAAATCACAGGTCTTTAAACCTACCCAATGCAGCCGTAGATGGTTCAGGTGCAGTCTTCTCAGTATTTGGTGTATATGACACTGGTTCTGGTTTTCAATCAGCCGGTAGCGGTTTAGATGTTAGATTTCAAAGTGGAGGTGATTTCGCTTTAGAGAAGATGTTATTTAGAGGTATGTATGAAGGAGCTGGTAGTGCTGAAGCTGCAGAAGAACTACAATACTATGTTCTTAATCAATCACTAGCAGATATGTCTAGAATGATTCTTGAGAACCCAATCTCATATAACTACTCTAGATTAACTGGTGAATTAAAGATATTAGGCGATAAGCCAAAAGATGACGTGGTCTTACATGTTTATGAAACACTACCTGACTGCGCATTGTATGAAGATGAGATATTCTTCAGATATTGTTCTGCTAAAATTAAGCAGTCCCTAGGTGCCAAATTAGGTATCTTCAAGTTTGCATTACCTGGTAATGTAGAATTTGACTATGACGCAATAAAAGACATGGGAGACACCGAATTAGAGTCGATTATTGAAGAAATTAAAGGTGACGAGGGTGTAGATTACATGTTCCACTCGTAAAAAGTAGAATACATATATAAATGGAATTTTACATTAAACACATAGGCGACCCTAACTTTCAGACTAAAAGAGTTCAGAGTACTGGTGAGATTGAGCAATTATTAACTCAAATCGAAACTACACTGTTCACTAGAAAGAGAGATGTATTAGGCGAACCTAATTTTGGATGTAACTTAGAAGATTTGGTATACGGTTTAAATCAAAGCGAGTTCCAAATTAGAAATGAAATTGAAAGTCAATTAATGAATTATGTACCTTTAGCTCAAAAGTATTCAACTGAAGTTGATGTTAAGTTTTTTAAAGGTGAAGTAAGAGATATTTGTTACGTTGATATTACAGTTAACAATGAGTATATAATCCAAGTAAATCTAAGATAAATAAATAATGGCAGAACTAAAATTTTTAAGTACACTAAGAACAAACGCCGAGCAAATCAAGGCGGATGCGCGTACGTATATTTCAAGAGTATACAAACGTGCTAATACTTTGTTTACTGAAGCATCACCATTTGCACAGATAGTAAATGTAATGTCAGAGCTTGGTGAATTAATTATGTTCTATGTAGAAGACTCTCTAGTAGAACAAAACATTTATACTGCACAACAACCAGAATCTATTTATGGTTTATCAAGATTAACTGGACATGATGCAACGAGAGGTTTTGCTGCAACAGGTGAGATTGAATTCAGATGGAAAGTTGGTGCAGACCTTGGTAAGATTGCAGGTACTGGTTTAAACATTGATGGTAGAGCTCAATTACAATGTGAGCAAAACGGATTAAAATATACTCTATTAACTCCTTCCGACAGATATAGATTAGAGAAGTCTAGTAAGTCTAAAGTTAAAACCGCAATAGTACAGGGTGAATTTGAACAACAAACTTTTACTGGAACAGGTGAACCTATGCAGGCATACAATGTAAAAGTAAATAAATTAACTGACCATTCAATGGTTTCAGTTTCTGTTAACGGTGAGAAGTGGACTAAACATGAGTCCATGTATGACTTACTAAACAATGAGAAAGGGTTTATACTTAAGACTGGTATTGCAGGTGGACTAGACGTTTACTTTGGTACTGGTAACTTTGGAGCTATCCCAGTAGCTGGAAGTGATATTCAAGTTGAGTATGTAAAACATTCAGGTGCTTTAGGTAATTTAGCAGATGGACAAGACTTAGTATTCCAATGGCAATCAGAGGGTACTGATTCAAACGGAGATGAATTTGATTTGAATGAGTATTTAGAATTGTATATTACTTCATCACCTAAAATGGGAGCAGATAAAGAGAACCCAGAGTTTACAAAATTAATGGCGCCACTAACGTCCAAATCTTTTGTTCTAGCGACACCAGATAACTACGAGTATTTCCTATCAAGATATGGAATGTTCTCGTATGTGGATGCCTACAATACCACATCGGATGAGTATTTAGATGATGACAATGTTATCTATATCTTTGCTGTACCAGATGTGAAAAGAAAGTTATTAGCAAGTCAAGATTACTTCTCGATTCCACAGAACGAGATGTTCTTTGACCAAAATGAATATGACAAGATGTCACAAGTAATTCAAGATAGTGGCCAACAAATGGTTACCACTGAAGTTGTTTTTGTGAGACCTCAGATTAGAAAATACAGTATGGATATTAACATCAGATATTTTGAAGGTTATACAAGACAAGAGATATTCTCAGAGGTAAGAGCTAGAGTTAGCGACTATTTATTAAATGTAACAAGAAGAGACAAATTGCCTAAGTCTGATATTGTATACATTTTAGAAGAAATTGAAGGCATTGATGCAGTGAACGTGAGGTTTATCTCAGAAACAGAAGAGACTGCTAGACGATTAGGTTACTATGAGTCTAAGACTGTTTCGGTTGTACCTCAAGAACCTGTACTACTAGAAGATATTGGTAACGGCAAACAAAAATATATTTTCTTTAAGCAAGTGGAAGAAGTTAAGACCGTGGACGTCGATGAGACGACAGCTATTCCATATACAGTTGCAGGCTTAGATCAATGGGGAGACATTATCATGGAGAAAGAAGAAGTCGCTGTCTTTAGAGGCGGATGGCAAGATCGAGATGGTGATGAAATTCTAGATGATGCTAAGATAAATGCTGAAGCTGCGCTTAGTGTGAATTTTGATGAAACGCCGGTACCTAGAACAATATACACTAGAGTACAGGCTGGAAATAGAAAAGCCTTGAAATAATGTTATTTAAAGATCTATTAGTTTACAAGCGTAAAAGGCTATATAAGATAGCTAAGCACAGAAGAGATGACCTTAAGAATACTAAGTATGACTACAAGTCTGGTAATAGAGGTTTAATCGGTAAACAGCTTTCAAATCACATACAAAGAAATCAAACGATGAGAGAATTTCTCTTATTCGTAAACGACTATATTGTAAGTATCTTAGATAATGTTAGATTCCTAAGAAACTTTACAAACTTTACAGTACAAAAAGACGACGATACAAGTAGATAATTATGTGGAATAATTTAAGATTTTTTAATGGTACTATCTCAGAGATACAGCTGGTTCAAGTGGATGGCATTTGGACTGGTAAAGTCTATATGCCTGAGGTATCTACTGGTCTATATGAGACCGTTAATCTTTTTATTCTAGAAGAATGTCTACACAATGGTGCTACTGTAATTAACAAACCTATCTCACCAGATAATGTAATTACTAAGTTTACATTTGAATGGGAAGCTCTAGAGCTAGACCAGTCAAAAGATGTGATTATGTATGGTATGAGAATGGATGGTGGTAAAGCCTATGTTAAAGAATATACTACTCAAGAGAAAGACTTAGCAGACTGGAATACAATTATCTCACAGGACGCTAACTACTTTAAGACTATTAATGCACATGAGAACGTTGCGCTACAGGTTAATATAGCTATCTCATCTGATAATGCAGGTATTCATAAGAGAATTCTATTAGTTAAAGCAGGTGCAGATACAGTAGCAAGAATTGAATTCTACGGTGAGGTTGAAGCAGAAGATGAAAGACTAAAAGTTCTATTAGCCAACTTAGGTAACTCGCTAGAGGAAGAGGACTTTATGATATTCAAGTCACATGACATTTCAGAGATGCATCCTGACTATCAACTCTTAAATCAAAAGAGAAGAGAGCTCTTATTAGAGATGAATAACATTAAGCCTTTTGTCGGTACATATAAGGCTATCCTAAATGCAATCGACTTCTTTGGCTATGACAAAATTACACTTAAAGAGTATTGGATTAATGTAGATAAAGACTCGAAGACTTTCGGTAAGCTACATGCAATCCCAGTACCTAACTCATCTGTAAGAGGTGAGATGACTAGAAAGAAACTTAAATTCAAGTTACCTTCTAATACTCAGAAGAAAACTAGTAGATTCTCTTTAGTCTACAGATTAAATGAGCCTAATGGTAAATTCGATGCATTTGATTTTGCACAAGTAGATGAAGTATTCGATTACACTCCAGAAGAAGTCCTAATCAAATTATACGGTTTAAAGAATAGATTACAAAGAGATTTTTTACCCCTCGAAGCAAAAATCGTAGACATCACAGGGGAAGGCGACTATTTCACTAACAAGAACTTAAATATCTGGAAGATTCAGAACCCAATTAGTTTCTTTAGTGAAGGACATAGAGTTAAGTTTAATGTATTTCCTAATGACAGAGACTTATTCATTGAAGACACTTCAATGGTTCTAAAATCTGTATTAGACCAAAATGACTTAACGAATAACTATGTTCCATTCTTAACTGCAGGTATTGGTAACGAGGGTAGTTATACTGAAGCACAGAGAACAGAATTAAAAACTATCTATGAGACGTTCTATGAAACTTACCATGATAGAACAATGGAGTCTTACAATCAAAACTTTGGACAAAGAAACATTCCAATCGGATGTCCAGTAATTTTAGATTCAATGGAGTCTTGGGATGATGTTTGGGATGAAGCTCAGTTTGTTTGGGACGACGCGGTCGATGCGAATGCAAACCTAAGAGTAACTTGGGAAAACTGGTGGAAGAGATGGGTATATGAAGTTGAATGGATTATCGATGGTCCAGAAGGTTTCCATGCAGAATATAGAGGTGCAATCGACGACTATAAGAGATTACCACTAACTCTACCCTATGTTGGTAGTTATACAGTGGAATTAAGATATTATGACTTATTCGGACACATGTCTTACTATAAAGAGAAAGATATGTTTGATGTTAAGTTAAAAGAATTAGAATTGTATGGTATCTACAAATCTTTAGAAAGAGATACAAGAGGTAACGTGGCAACATGGAACTCTAAGTTCTTAGACTGGGATAAATCAGGTGGTTATTGGAATTTCCCACAAGATAATACACAGAAAGTAGAAGATACAGTCGCAACTTTTTATTTGAGTTTAGATAGAGCTAATTACCCTAAAGGTATAGACCAAGGTGTAAGATTCTCAACTGTGAAAAGATTTATGGATATTTACTCAGATACAGGCTACTCAGAGTCAACAGGACCATACCAATGGGACGAATGTTCATTTAGATGGAGAGACACTGAGTACAATTGGTGGGATAATATGAGAGTGGGACCAGATTTAACTGCATCATTCAAGATAAATTGGATTGAACAAGGAGATAAATTAGTAATCACACATAGAGATCCGGTAACTAATGAAATTAGTACAGGTACTCATACGATTACTTCTGCAACTCCTATTAACGCAACACATATAACTGGTTGGGAAACTATTGCAAATGAATTAGAAGCAAGTACAGATCCTGTTATTTCTAAATTTAACTATAATCCTATTTTTAAAGATGGAGATAATGATGGAGATACAGAAGATGCTGGCGGCTTAGATCAGTTTCAATTTATACTTGCTGTAGGTCAAGAGTATTCAAAAATATATGATTTTGAAACCGCAAGTATTACTGCTGCAAACCCTGCAATATCTAATGTCAGTGGAGAAGTTCACGTAGTACATTACAATCCAACTTGGGATAATGTAAAAGTATTTAGTGACTATGCTGAAGTAGAAAGGTCTACTCATTTAACCATATCAACAGATATTTCTAAATTTCCGGGCGCGAGAAAACCAAAATGGACTATCACGAATATAACTAACCCAGAAATCAATGATATATACTATAATAATATGTGGCTCACGTACATTTTCCAGGAACCGGGTGACTACTCGATTCAACTGGAGGCGGAAGACACGTATGGTAATAAGAACGTTGTAAAACGCAACATGTTAAAAGTAAAATAAACGAAAAATGGCAAACATTACTGAAATTTTAGGTACAGACTCGGTATCATCTTCTAGACCAGTTATCAATAGTAACTTTGAGTTGTTAAACGACGAGTTAGCTTCTGTAACTGCATTGTTAAACCCTACTACTGCGGTATTAAGTGGTTTAACTAATGCTACTGCACAGGCTATCAATGTTGTTGACGGAACAACTTTACTATCGGTTAGTTCTTCAGGTGCTTCGATTGGTACTGCTGCTAACTTTACATCATCTGTAAGCTTTGGTGGTAAAATCATCAAATCAGGTGTAATTGGTACAGCTGCAGCTCCAGCAACAGGAGTTCAATTAACTCCTACTTCTATTGATAAAGGTACTTACTTTATCGATGGAGCGTTCACACTTCCAAATGCAAGTGACGGACAAGAAGTTACTTTAATTAATAGATCTGCTGCCGCAGCTGCCGTAACAGGTACGCTTGGTGCAACTTCTATTTCTTTAGACGGACTAAACTCAACTGTAACATTAAGATGCTTTGAGAACACTTGGTATGTAATTAGCGCTTACGCTACTACAATATCATAATAATTAAATTAAACCGAAACTGTAGATGGCAACTCCATTAGTAAGAATACCACAACCACAAGGTGGCACGATGTACGCTTTCGCTTCAGCGGCGAGAGATATTACTAGAGCGTTTAACAGTGCTGACATCAATTTTGAGTTTAGTAAATTCGCTTTACTAGACTTACCTGATTTCACGCAGTCTGTAAACAACTCTAATACTATCGACTTTGAGCTGAACTTAAAGCAGCCTTCAGGGCAGGCGTATGTTGCTGGTCAGCCTAATGTGGACTTCGCACAAACATTTCAAAACTATGCTCTGAATTTAGAAGAGATTCTTCTGAAGGACGATGACTATGACCCAATCTTACTGCAATCAGATGCAGAGAAGATTTTCTTTAAGTGGTTATCTTCATTAGGAGCAATTGATTTTAGAGCGACAGATTCTAATGAGAGTACAACAGGTGCTTACGCTGAGAACAATAGTGCAATCTTAGGCGGAGCGAACTACGATCCCGTAGTTAAGTATTTAGGTAGTATTGACGCTGAGAACGACGTAGCGTATCAAGGCAATACTTACCATGAAGTCTATATTAACGTGCCAACAGCGGTAGGTAACACGCCTCAGGTACTGTTTAAGCCAACAGACTATAACACATCTGCAACTAAAGCCTACCCTACGGATGTAAATGCACAGAATATAGAGGGTAGAGAAGGTCAATCACATCCAGATCCAAATATCAAT